TTTGTTGCCAATCTTTGTTTCATGTAATCAAAAAAATCAGTTGCTTGTATTTTTTCATTAATAATATTATTATTATTATTATTATTATTATTATTATTATTAGTATTCCAATAAATTTTAATTGCATCGCAAGTTTCGCTCATATGGTATTTTATTTTTAAATATTTTATTTTCTTTAAATTGTTATTCCGCATTTTTGATATTTCTACCGAATATGGCCATTGCTATAATAAAGAATGCGCCACTAAGTCTTCTTATTTGTCTATAGGTTTCGAGTCGTTCAATTCTAGTGGATTGACGCAAAAGTTTCATTGTTTCTATGCTTTCTGCTTTATTTTTATTATAAAGCAATCCAAGACCAGTGGCTAGAAGCAAGAGCGCCAAATCAGACTCGACGCTCGCGCCCCGTACATTATTAAATACCAAGTCTTGAATATCATATGCAAATGTTTCAAATTTAATAATATCCTTGTACGCGTTTTTTATCAAAGCAGAGTAGGCTTCTTTAATGTAACCAGTTTGAAGTCTAAAATATAATCGGTTTTTAAAGTATTTTTCATAAATACTATTATCGTAAATGCTATTATCGTAAATATTTTTATTGTAAAATTGAATTGTTGCTATTGCATGATTTGCGCCAGATATTTCTATATTATTTTCTGGTAAATCCCAAGAAACTTCGCCGTCCTCAAATTTTTCTCTCAAGTATGATTCCGTGGAATCATTATCATCATAATATTTTGCATTGGATTTTATAAAGAGCGGTTCTATTTTAGTTATTTTTATTAATGAATTTCTTATATTGATGTTGCCTCCATATTTGCAATAACCTTCCACATTGTAAGCGAAATAAGCGACTATAAATATTCCCAAAGATAGGTAGTTGAGAAGAGCAATCATTGTTGATAATTCGTTTATATGTTATAGTCCGTAAATATTAAATTGTACTCTCATCAATTTTATTTTTAATTGTATTTGTATTTGTATTTGTATTCCTGATAAAATCAAAAATTGCATCAACTTTGCTAGTTAAATCGTCAACCTTTCTAGATAGCATCTTAAGCTCTTCGTCGTTATTTGAGCCGGGGGTCTTTAAATAGGTTTCTAAAGTATTTCCCAAAGGGCTTAAAGACGGATTCTCTCGCGCTTTCATTTTCAGCTTTGAAAAAATGTCTACTTGTTGTGGTTGTTGTTCTCCGCCTATGGTCAATTTAATATTTTCTTGATCGGCCCAACTTACTTGTCTTCTCTCGCTGGCTACCCTTTGTAAATCTATAACTTCATTTAATTGTGGCAACTCTTCCTGGCCTATTTGTATATATTTTACTTCGTTTTTATCAATATTGTATGCTGGTCTTAGGATCTGCTGCGCATTCTTTTGCGTTTCACCCTTTTCACTTTTTATCGATGTTTCTTGACTTGTTAAAAAACTTTTTACCTTTTCTTTGTCCACATTTTGCTGTATTTGATCTATGTCAAAATTGCGCTGAGCCAGGGTTCGTGCTATTAAATCCTCCATTTCTCCTATTGGTTTGTCCATTTCATCGTTAAACGCCGGTTTTTCGGGAACATTCAGCGCCATTGATCGCGAAAACTCGTTTTGTCGCTCCGCAAATTGTTTCTCAAATTCATTCATTCTTGAACTTTGAATGTCTTCAGCTGTTACTAGTTGTTGTCTCAATGGTTCTTTTAACGGTTCCCTTAATGCTTCTCTTAATCTTATTGTCGGTTCTACAGGATTCGACAACTTTTGTAGAATATTTTCTATAAACATCTTGTTCAACGACATTAAATCGCGAGCTCTTGACTTCTCTCGCTCATAAAATTCTCTAATTTCCGTTATAAAAAAAGTTTGCATATCCTGCATCTGCTTTTCCGTTTTATTTCGAGTAAACTCTTCATCTACTATTAATTCCCATATCATTTCAACATTATCTTTGCTTAAAAAACTACTTGCGTCTGTATTGTTCATCTATATATAAATTATTTTAATGAAAATTATTTATATACTTTAACTATCAAAATAATATAAAGAATGCAGTCATTTGGCACCACCTTTAGAAAAGGTGGTTATAGATCATCGTTAAAATACACCTTCCTGAAGTTCTGCATATACTCGTCCTTTAAAATATGCGTCTTCAAATAATGCCCAGTTATCTTGTCATCCAACATATGAACTATAAAATATAAACTGTATACACCACATTCCGTATTACCATATTGATGCTCCACTGGATAATTCTGGTCAAATGTAAAATTAATCGGCTTCTTCAATTGCTGTCCCTGTGTTTTTACTGAATTCACAAACTTCATTATTTGTGTAGGTATTTCATCGCCGGCACTATCAAAGTAAAAAATTGTCTTCTTCTTAATATTTATAAAGAGAGAAACCCAATGCGACCCACCTTTGTTGTGCGGGTCCAAATTGAAAATGACACCTATTTTCATCTTCCCATTTTTGATTTGATTTTCTAAATTGAAATGGCATAGTTCTTCCCAGACGCATTCTCCGTATAGTTTGTGCGTGTCATAATCAATCGGCGAAGGACCAATAAATTCAAAACATTTATAAGCCGCTTCGTATTGTTTCATCACATTCATTATGTCTAAGCTGGACAACCATTCATTTGGATTCTTTTTCCATTCTCTTGGTGAAGCAGGAGCAAAAGAAGTGTCCAACTCTTTATTCAACTGGCCATTTACAAATCCCTGTTTTAACCAACACGACTCCTTATTGCACACGCTTTTCATATTAATTTTCATCTTTTCCCATATTTCTTTTGGATCATTCGAATTTATAGCAACATCTGGATGACGAACATTCCATAAATCGCGCAACTTGTACAACGCGTCATCTGTCAAACAGCTGTATCCCTTCTTTTTGGTTGTTGGACTGCACTGTTGTTTTACCAGATCGTCATATTTTTCTTTAAATGTTTTGGCAATGTGGCGCTTGGAGCGAGATTTTGTATTTTTTGTCTTTTTATGAATACTTGTTTTATTATGTTTATTTTTTTTATTTATTTTCCGCGTTCGCGTCCTTGTCATAATTATTAGTGATATTTTTCTTTTTTTTTTTTAAATAAAGAAGTCCTTTATTCTTTAATACCGGGTCTTTTAAATTTATGTCTTTTTGTTTTGGTATTATTGGTTCTACTTGAGGTTTTGTGTTTTTTACCTTGACAAAATTGTCTAATAATGATGGAGGATGCGACAATTTTATTGAACGCATCATTAACTGGTTTGCTTGTTCGGTGCTTCCAATATTCTCTATATTTATTTCGTTCTTTGCATCTATGTCTAAATTCAAAGCGCTATAGTCGCCTTGTATTATATCCGTTGTATCCAAGGCTTTGAAATATTCAATGCACAAATTCGCATAATTTTCGAAAGAATGTTTTATGTCTGGTGTCAAGATTTCAGGTTTCTCGTTACTAAGCAACTGCTTTGTTAGATCGAATATCCGCCTTCTGTAAAATTTACGATCCTTTTTATTGTTGAGCTTTGTCTTTGGATTCTTTTGATCTAAATACTTGCCGTATTGCTCTTTGTTCAGTAAGTATTCTAATGTAACTTCTGATACAAAATCTTGCGTCGAAGTCATTTATTAAGTTGTATATTATTTTCCATTATCAAATAATATTCAAGTTTACGAAATAGTTTACAAAATAGTTTACAAAATTCAACAATCGCTTTTTGGTTTGCCAGTTAAATCCCTTACCTGTTGTCGTGTGTAATTATTGAACAATCCGTTTCCAATATTTTCAGGATTTGGATTAAAAGAGTTGAAATGTTCCTCGCGAAATAATTCTTGAAATGGCTGCAACTTGTTACCCGCTCGTTCCGGGTTGAAACTATATTGATACAAATCGCTTGTGCTGTTTGGAACATATACTGCTTGACTGCACGATTGAAGCGCATAAATTTGATTCCTGAGTTCAGACTCTGTGTTTATTGACGAGGCGAATCCAGACCAAGGCGATTGTGTGTTTCCGGGATTAAATACTTTTTCTGGGCTATAAACTGGCATTTGCAGCATTGGAACATTGATTGGTGCTCTTGGATCTACAATGGGCATAATGGAATACTTTGTCATTACGGGGCGCACATTTAAATAAGGTTGCAAAAATTGAGAAGGAATATTTCTATCATAAATTCTATGATTAGTTGCTTTTTGCATATCAGAATTGCATTCGTGCTTATAGTAAGAATTGCTTAACATTTGCGAATCGGTCGCCATTAATATACTACTATAAAATAAAAACATTGTAATAAACATTATAACAAACATTATAACAAACATTATAACATTATAAAAACACATAAAGGTAATTTTAAAAATAACTATAACAATGTGTGGAATATTTTCTATATTAAATCATGAAAACACCTTTACAAAGAGTTTTGTGGAGAAACAATTTATAAAGGGCCGTTCTCGCGGCCCAGAATTCTCTAAATTAGAAACTACATGTTTTAAATGTGAATTTGGTTTTCATCGTTTGGCAATAAATGGTCTTGATGATAAATCAAATCAACCTATTACTATTAATAATGTTTCATTGATTTGCAATGGAGAAATTTACAATTATAAAGAACTCTATAAAATAATGAATATAGAACCTGAAACTAATTCCGACTGTGAGGTGATTGTTCATTTATACAAGAAATATGGCATAGAACAAACCTTGCAAATGCTCGATGGTGTTTTTGCATTTATTTTGGCTGATTTTAATATCAATACGGAAGAATCAAAGATTTATGTGGCTAGAGATCCTTATGGTGTAAGACCATTGTACCAATTAACGCTAAGAAACAGTAATACAAATGCAAATACAAATGCAAATGCCAGTTACATTAACAATACTTTAAGTAGCGAACGAATAAAAAGAACAGTAAATATTTTTGCTTTTGCGTCTGAGTTAAAGGTTTTGAACAAATTTTATAACAGCGTATTGATTGATAGTCACCAAGTCGATCATTTTAAACCAGGAACTTATTCTTATTTTACATTACCCTTAAAGGTTTCGCCGGAATGGACGCCGCAATATCAAAATAAGGTATATCATAGTCAAGGGTTTAACACAGTAATGTATAATAGCTTTCAAAATAATGTTGAAATGGACACCATTTTTGAAGGCATTCAATATTATTTTACAAACGCTGTTAAAAAGAGAGCACTAGTTACGGATCGCCCGGTCGCGTGTCTATTATCTGGCGGCTTAGACAGCAGTTTAGTAACCGCGCTAGTAAATGATTTTCACAAGCAGCATAACACGGAGCCGTTGGAAACCTATAGCATAGGTTTGGAAGGATCAGAAGATTTAAAATACGCTAAAATCGTCGCAGATTATTTGGGAACAAAACACACTACCATTCAATTGACAGAAGAACAATTTTTTGAAGCCATACCAGAAGTTATTCAGGCAATTGAAAGCTACGACACAACAACTGTTCGGGCGAGTATAGGCAATTATTTGGTATCGCGTTATATTGCCGAAAATAGCGAAGCAAAGGTTATTTTTAATGGGGACGGGGCAGATGAATTGTGCGGCGGGTACTTGTACATGCATTCGGCGCCAGACGCAATTGAATTCGACCGTGAATCAAGACGGTTGCTGAATGATATACATTTGTTTGATGTTTTGCGTTCCGATAAAAGCATTTCGAGCAATGGGTTGGAACCAAGGACTCCCTTTTTGGATAGGTCATTTGTTCAGTATTATTTAGGGTTGCATCCATCGGTACGCCATCACGCAGGGCAGAATAAATGCGAGAAATATTTAATACGCACTGCATTTTCCAAAGAGAAATTTTTGAATTCGGGTGGCAAGCCTTTGTTGCCGGATGAAATAATATGGCGAACAAAGGAGGCGTTTAGTGACGGCGTTAGCAAAACGACTAGGTCCTTGTATCAAATATTGCAAGACTTTATTGAGTTAGAATTTAACACAACAAATGATTTTTTTGCGGATTCCAAACACAATATACCCGACACAAAAGAGAAGATGTATTATAGAAAATTATTTGAAGAATATTATCCAAATATGAGTCATGTTGTTCCGTATTTTTGGATGCCGAAATATGTAAACGCAACTGATGCTAGTGCCAGAACTCTTAATATTTACAACAAAGTAACTAAAAAAGAACCAGAAAATAAACAATCAATTGAAGAACCATTCGACGCGTAATAATTTTTATCAGACAAGTATATATGGACAAGCTTACTAGATATCAAAACAATGCATTTTCTATTTTCATCATTTTAACATATATTATTTATATAGCAAGCGCAATAGGAATATCAAAGACCGCTCCAGTGTATTTAGATGACTTTGATTATTATGTTAAAATATATATTAGTTTATTTTTGTTATGGCGTTTCAACATGTTCAGAAAAATAGAGTTTAACGAACTTGATAGAAAAATAGCGTTTAGCGCTGGATTGTTTTTATTTACAAGCACTGCGGTATACAATAT